CTCTTCCACGAATTCATTGTCGTATTCTATAACATCACTCCAAGAGTTGAAGCTATAGCCATGAAGAAGTCCTGTTTTATTATACATTATCATTATCTCATCTGCTACTCTCTTGTAAGCTTCCCAGCCTACTTCACTAGCTATTTCTACTTGCCCATAGTTATAGGTTTGCACTCCGAATGTCCCACTATCTCTGTCCACAGTGCGGCTGATTGGGGGTGCAATTTCTGGGGTACTCGTAAAGCCATCCAAATCCTTGCTTCTATAACTACAAGAGGCTGTCGGAGCAATGCAAAATGCTCTAACCATATTATTATCCCTAGCCACTTCAGCGGCAGCTTGGATACCATATCTAAGTTCGCTGGCAATATGCTCGGCTCTGGTAACAATAGCTCCATTATTATTTACACATTGTAGTGCTCTACCAAATTGTTCATATGTTACTGCATGTTTAGCTAGTAAATTAGCTAATCCGAGGATGCCGAGGCCAACTTGTCTGTCGATATCAGACGACAAGTATTCTCCAGTTGTTCCAACACCTGTCCTGCTATGGAGGCTGCACAACTCGGACATACCTTTAACGAAACCCTCCCTGATTGACTGTGTGTTACAGGCTGAGAGATTGACATGCTGTAACAAGCAAGTTCCACGTGAGGGCAAGTAAACCTCAAGACAGACGTTGCCATAAATTCTTTCTCCTTGTTTATCATGTTTAATTTTATTTAACCATATGTCACCAGACTTGATGCCATATATTAACGCTTGCCGTGTTGTATCACTAGCGTTTTCCCATTTTTCATCATCAAGGTCGATACACCTTTTAACCCATGGGAGTTCGGATCTAGGAGTAGTAATAAAGTCAACAACGTCAGGATGATCCAAGTCGATATGAAGAACAATCGCGCCATTTTTGTAGGTACCACCTCTGCGTAGTATTTCGTTTAGTACTGAGTAGATTTTGCCAAAGGATACTGGACCACTAGCTGTCAAGCCACGGCCGTTGTCAGCTCCTTTTGGACGTAATTTAGATAGGTGTATAGCACACCCCGCACCATTTCTCAATGCATGTGATGCGAATCTCCAGCTAGCCTCTATGCCCTCTGGACCCTCCATAGAGTCCTCGACAACAAATACAGTACAGCTCACTGGAAGTCTTGATTCTGGGTTATCCAACCATGATTGGACCCGACCAGTGCGGGAGATTAATTCTGTCATTATATTAAGTCAGTTAATGTAGGTGGTTTATAGTTTGGTCCTTTAAGAACCTTACCATCTTCTCGGTAAACTGGTAGTCCATCTTCACCAAGTTTAGACATGTTACTAACATGTACTCTATCCAATGCTTCATCTAAGAACCAGCCCATGTTCTCAGCATATTGGTAGCAAACATATACTAGGTCTGCTAATTCTTTCAGAGCTTCAGCTGGGAACTCAACATTATTTCTAAACAACATCCCTTCAGCTTCTAGGAACTCTTTAAATTCCTCTACGATCAGATTCTTCTGATATGTACGCTGTTTTAAGTTCGCCCCATTTTGTAGGTTGTAACGGGAACGGAATTCCTTCGCCTGACTGGATAAGAAAGTTTTCTTCATGGTGGAGTTCGTTTTGTAAATAGTGAATTGCTTTTTCTAAGTCTTCGCATCTCTTGAGCTGACCTCCTTTGTGACCAGCTCTACATATATATTTAATTGCATTTCCTAAGTGGAAGTTCAGATCCTGATCCCGAATAAAATCCCAGCATTCGATCTGTCCTCTTCTATAGTATTCCATTTTTCGAGTAGATTGGTGAGTGAATTACCTAATACAAAGTTTTGTTTTTGTAAGGCAAGAAAGAGGGTTATTATATCCTCTTTATGATTATCGTAGTTCTCATTTAACTTATCTTTTAAGATTCTCATCTTTAGATCTTGTTCAACAGTTAATTTCGTAATCGGGGCTGGGAGTCCAGAGGATTGGCTCTTGTTTTTCTGTGTCATAGTCATCAATAGTTAGTATTTTAGCAAGTCTAGCATTCATGATAGCATCATATTCAGTCATTCCTTTATCTGTAAAGGCTTTGATTACTGTTCTCCAGCTATAACCTTCTTTATCAAAGAGAGTCTGCGCTCGTTTAACTCCGATACCCGGGACTCCTGAATATCCATCAGTTTGATCACCAGAAAGGCACTGAATAAGATGCCAAGCTCTTCCGCTGTCAGAGGTGATTGTGAACTTTTCATCTAGATTGTATAAGGTTCCAGGTATTTGTTTCATGTCCTTGTCAGGTGAAACTATAACATTTCCTGGGTACTGGGTGGCATAAATACCCATTGCATCATC